AGTCTTGCCATAACATTGACCCATAGCGTGTGCACTCGTAGTAAGCGGTGTATAATTCTGTAGTTCTACTCGCATGTATCCTCCTGTTCCTCGCATAAATTATATCCTGTGGCTTCCTCAATTACTTAAGTCCAAGAATACCATCAAGGAACTCTTTTAAATCAACCCATTGACCATTAGACTCGCTAGTATCAACCAATAAGAAGACATTACCAGCTTCATCTTCTTGATGTGTTCCCTCTACATAATAGGATATATTCCCAATTTTGTATGTATTCCATTTTAATTTTTCAATAATATCTAATGTATTATCTTTGACATGTTCTTTATGAGATTTATATATAGTATCGACCATATCAGACACTACAGTGATGAAATCAGATTTACACACCCATTTAACATCTTCTTGGTCAATAAACTGACAAAAACGACCGCCTTTAATAACACTCAATTTAGAATATGTATTGTCTACATTTATTACAACAGCTGGTTCATTCCTTACAAGAACAATATCACCAAGTTCATACATTGTTTTATTCATGAGCACCCCCATCTCTTGCAAATACGACTGTATAAGCCGTGAGACCATCACTAGCAGTAAACGGAATGATTGTAACTACAAGCCAATCAAGTCACATTCTTGTGTATCATCATCAATTGCAATTACAAACCATACCTTATCTGTGAACAATACAATATTGCCAAAGTCTAAATTCATATGTTTCCTCCTGTTATTTAAACCAAATACCAAACGCAGGTATAATCACCCAACATAACACAATAGAAACAACAGTAAAAATCACCAGCCAATCGAATACCTTGAGCGGTGCTCCTTGTGTCTTCTTTAGATACTCAACATCTTGTTTAAGTCTGCTGAGAGAGCCAGAGAACATCAATTCAGTCTTCACCGCAGTAACCATGCTGTCGGAATTCTTATGAGTTGCCATCTCCAAAGCATCCAATCGGTCTGTCAATTCCTGAATGGTCTTCTGTTGTTGTTCGACCTGTTCACACAAGCGGTCAAACGGTGGTTGATAACCCTTGTCTATATCCTATGTACTTTTCATATGTTATATCCTTTTAAAACCATCGGCATATCTCTCTAGTTGATACAAATCGAATTCATAAGTATATCCGCTGAGTTTATCTTCTTGCCACGTTATCATCCAATATGTATCTGTATCAGGCTTATGATATATAGTTTTATGTGTCTTAGAATAAAAACCTATGGATACAGACTGATGGATCAAATGATATGTTCCAAAGTTTTTGTATAACACTTCGTTAACAAGAATATCTTTATAGAATTTTTCTATTGGATAAACACTAAAACATGAGACCACCAACATATTCTGTTCATATGGCTCTAAAGAATTCCACCCATGCTTTTTAAACTTGTCTAAATAATACATACGCACCCTCTATTGAAACAATCCATATAACAAAAACCCAAGATTTACTAAGGCAATAAACCATACGTACACCAATAGTACTCGTTTTGTATGTTTAATATCTTGTTGTAATTCTTTAATCTGTTCTTGATGATTATCCATACGTTGCGTATGCATTTTATGTAATTCAGTGTTACTATCGAGTAAGCCATCAAGTTTTGCAAACGTATGTAATGCATTTCTGTGAGCTTCCCATAGCTCTTTTATGGACTCATCGTTTGCTGTTATGTCATCAGTATTCTTCCCAACGCCCTTTGCAATAGTAGACATCGTTTCGTGAACTCGTTGGTATGGACTTTGGTCTTTATTCATTCGTTCCTCCTGTTGTTTTCACAATCTGTTGTTTTCACAATGGAATAAAAGCAATAGTGCAACCCATAATCAATCATTAGATGGTCTCCGTGGTCTATTACACGCATATACTTTGGTGTGTAATCATTTTCTTTCCACCAATCTTTAATTGATTGTATTGCTAAATCTATTGTATCATAAGTTCCGTGTGTATGCAACTCATTTGTTAAGCTGTTAGACCATTGGACTGTGTATTGTGTTCTCATTAGTCTATCTCCACAAGGTTTGTTAAATATCGGCTATTAGGCAATAGTGTTGACAACAGTATATCATCGGTATACCCTATAGATGACCACCCTGTAAAAATAATCATGTCTTGCCAATATACTATGCCATATGGTTGAAAGTACACACCTGATGGAGTCCATTTTTTATTATTTATATTTAATGTGACTCCTCTATCTATAATACCTTTAAGAAATACATATTTTTGCATAGCAATCTGTTGTTGTTGATTCATAAATACTTCTAGTTGACAACGAACAGTATCATTCCTGATATACTGTGTATTGATTTCCAATAGTTGTAGTCCTGTAAATTGCACCCTAGGTGTTAAGTCTTTTACAGGCATAAAATTTAATCTATTTGAAAATAAATCATAGACTATACAATAATTTTTATCCACCAGAACTTCTTGAATAAACATCAGCGGATTATTACCTAGAGCCGATTTTTCTAAAGTGTCTTCTACGACTATATCTCCATATTTAAACATCAGCTTTCCTCCTAGTGATTACTCGTTGAGTCTTTAACGACCCTAGACATTAAATAGTCATATTGACTGTGTAAATCTACTACTATATTATCGAAGTCAATAAAGTATTTATGAGAACACATTTTATCTAATGGTCTTAATGTTGCACTATTATTAATCTCAAAATTAGATGTTCTGGGGTTATAAACAACGCAATCAAATCCCTTTATGCAATTGTTAATAAAAACAAAGACTCTATCAAGCCTATCTACTGCTAATTCACCCTTAATAAATTTAGCCATAATTACCCCTCCTGTGTTTCAAACAATTCTTTATCCAATTGCTTAGAATATTGTAACCCAAGTGCGGTCAAAATAGAATCCTTATCTGATTCAGTCCATGACTTACGACCATTCATCTTGAGAGACAACGTGGCAGAATTAATGCCTGTGAGGTCTGACAAGTCACACAAACGGATATTCTGTTGTCGTAATAAATCACGCAATTTTTTATGTTTCCACTGGTGTCTAGTACTCATATTTTCTTTGAGTCTATACAAATATAACATAACATCTTCAACGGATGTAAATGCTGTATTATTAAATGTCGCCAATAACTTATCGACCAATACAGAAGATTCTTCAATCTTTTTAATAGAATTCTCAAGAACCACGCCATTGATTCTTACTGATGTTTTCATATGTCCTCCTGTGTCTATAACGAGTTATTCAACTCTTGTAAATACTGTAGTAAATCGTCTTGTGGTACTCGTGTTGTTTTATAGATATCATCACATGTTTGCCAATCGGTTGCCACAATGGCAGAAGCCTTGATGCAGTCAACCCTTTGTTGAGTACCATTGGCATACATATATAACTGATGATTTTTCATGCGTAGATATTGGTTTGCACCCCAGTGGTATCTTCGAATGGCTGCACCATTTAACAATTGTTCATATGCTGTGTGAAATTGCATGAGACCTCCTGTTATTCAAACAATGGGATGAAACATACGACACCCAAGCAGAAAACCATTGCTCCAAACCAATCTTGATTACCAAAGATAAACACTTGTAAAAAAGACCCAATCATAATCGTAAATGCAGTTACGTCAATAAAAATTTTTAATTGCTCTTTTAGTTTTCTATCCATAATTATTTCTCCTGTCGTTGTAAAAAGTTCCATGCTGTAAACATGGCATTATAATCCAAATTAATGTATGTACGGTTCTTTGGGTGCTTGGGGCAACATAAGTATATCCAATGTTCATCTTTTGACCGCTGATGTTGAATAATTGGGATTGGCTTTGAGCCACACTTATAACATCCACACAGGGATTTACATTTGTTTAAAATATCGTCAAAGCCATCTCCATATTCCAAATAATACTCACGCTTTTGTGGTATCTTACGACCACCACCCCAGTTGTTATTCATGGCCATATACCCATTCGCCATCTTCGTCTTCCACAATGGATGCTATTTGGTCTAGTACCTGTAAAACTTCACTTTCGTTTAAATGTCCAAGGACATCGCTTGCAAACTTGTAGTCGCCATCACATCTTAAAAATGTATTCTCACGGAATACAGGTTCTTTTTCCGACAAAACATATTGACCCCTATCTGGGTTATAAAACACAAAGTTATACCCTCGGTCATAAATCATTTGTAAAAATCCTGTAATGCCATCTTGTGTTAAATATTTAGATTGTAACATATGTCCTCCTGTAGTGAATAATAGATTTATTACATATAGAATACCACAGTACAAAACATATGTCAACAACATAAATAAAAAAAAGACGGAAGAAATTAATCTTCCGCCAATCGGTAATGCCATAAGGCACATTCCGTGATTTCACACAAACGAACTTCCTCAAGCGTTCCACAACAACACTCACGACACTTCTTGTGTATCGCTTGTAGTGGGGTCTTGGGTATTGATGGCTTGCGTTTACGTTTGATTGTCTTCTTATTTGTTGCCATCCGATACACGCTTTCGCAACTCCTCTAGTTCCAACAGACGGTCAATACTATCGTGTACTCGAATTGACTTCTTATTGCGTTCACCAGAGAATTCAACCACAGATGTTCCACTATCGTTTGGACGATAACCATTATCAGCAGAATAACCGCCCCAACCCAAGAATGAACCAGTTTGTACATCGTAATGCTCAATCAAAGACCAACATTTGGCAATGCGATTTGGGTCTGCCACGAGTGTTCGTTCATAGGTGGTCTTATGTAGATGCTCGTAAAATGTAACATCGGTATGCAACCATTCCATTTTATCTGGTTTCTTTGAATTATACCAAGTACCAATGACATACAGATTTTTGTTGACATTAAAGAATACCGAAGCCATGCCATGGTAAAACGGCACACCGAGCAACTCAGCCAACATCTGCTCTGGAATTAAACGATTGTGTTTTAACGCACGTTCATATCCATGGTTGCCACTTCGGCAAAACAAGATGCGGTCTTTCAATGGTTCAAGCAATTTATATGCCGTCAACACTTGGTCTCCACCGTGTTCTGATTGCTCAAACACAGATGATGCGGATGACGTGGTGGCATTATCAGTAGAATCACCACCGATAACCAAATACAGATTATCAATAGATTTGACTTTAGAAATAAAGTCTTCAAATTTCGTTCGATTGTGATAGATGTTACCAACGTGGATATCTGACACATCAGCAATAAACGCTCTGTCTGTTTCCACACGCACATCTAACTTATTTAGATTAAATGATTGTTCAGCAATATTCAAGTACGTTCCTCCATGGTTTTCTTGCGAGAGCATTGGTTTCCGCAGAAATTACAAATAGTGTGCACGAGAGACATTTAAACGTATGTATAAGTACGCAGGCGAGCAACGTCCGATGACAACTTGTAAAGCCATTGAATATCTTGATGAGTCATTCGGTGACAACAACACTATTTGTAATTTCTGCGGAAACCAATGCTCTCGCAAGAAAACCATGGAGGAAGCAATAAACGCTCTGTCTGTTTCCACACGCACATCTAACTTATTTAGATTAAATGATT